CTCAACAGTCTCAACACGCTCATAACCGCTTCTTGCTTGCGATTCGTTCGGGAAATACTTCTTATACAGGCTCACTATCGACTGCGTACAATCAACAACTTCCCTGTATTTCGGGTTATATATCTCTCCAGTGCAGATAAAGTATCTACCTGAAGAGTACATTTCAACGCCACCTTTTCGCCTTGATACATTTGGTAACGTTCCTTTGCAGATGATATGAATGCCGTTCCCGTTTTTTGAGACTTCAGCATAACTTTTTAGTCCATCGACAAATTCATCGCAGAAATCCAAATCGTCCAAGCAGTCATCAAGGTCTACGCCGAAATATCCATTTGCAAACATAAAACCTAAACCATCAAACCCAAACTTATCACAAGCCTCACACGCCGTATCAAAATCAGCCCATGTGTCCGAATTGTTCGACTGAGCATTTCTGCCTGTGTATGGATTTTTAGGAATTTTGTCTGAACCCTTCCAGCATACCCACTGCTTCAGGAGCTTCATGTCCTGCGGAATGTTTTCAATCTTCGTTACCATTTGTCAGCCTCTTAATCTCTGCTTCTGAAATACTCCACCTTCTGCTATGTGCATCTTTCGTTGCTTTGAGTTTCCCCTTTCTAATCCATTCACGCACTGTCCTCACCTTAATACCGAGTGAGACACTCGCTTGTCTAATGCTATAAGTCTGTTCCATGCATTTCCTCCTTTTCGCTTTATTAAATATCTATATATGTAATAATACCACCACGCTTACCACGTGTCAATATCGTATTTAAGTTTTTTATAAAATGCATCCCGTTTCTTAGCCCATCCGCGATACATCCCAAAATCATCTACAAAATCAATCACAACGCCAAGCTCCTTACCCTCACACTTTCTGCCGACTCTACCTGCCGCTTGCATCACTGTAGTTTCATCCTTTTCAGGTGTAGCAAATATCACGTACCGCAGATTTGGGACATCCAGACCTTCCTTGGCAAGTTGGTATGTGGCAAACACGCAGTCAAGCTCCCCGTCATTCAACTTCCTTAAGGCTTCTTTTCTCTCTGCCTTAGCCGCTTTGCTTGCTCCAAGGGCTGATAAACATATCGACTTCTTTCTACACATTTTCTGCAACTCTTTTAAATACTCAACCCTATTAGCAAGTACAAGAGTACCGCCCTTCAACCCATTTATTACATTAGAAACAAACTCCATTCTCTGCTTGTTATGCGTCATATCATCAACAAGCCCTGCGTAATTAATCGTTCCATCTCCACATAAGGCCATATTCATGTCAGGCACGTATCCTGTATATATGTGACCTACCATCACCTTGCATGTAGTACAAGCCACATCCTCTCTGCTAACTTCGTGAATTATTCCTCCAATCAGCGCGAACATACTTGTCTGTAATCCATCTGCTCTTCTTGGTGTAGCCGTCAATCCAAACTTGTATCGGCAAGATATATTTGATAAAACCTTATAGAACTGCATGACTTTTGTCGGGCTTCCAATCGCTTTATGACATTCATCCACAACAATCATTCCCCATGCATCTTTATATACAGTCAAATCAATCTTGCTCATAGTCTGTACTGTTGCAAAGGTTATCCCATCTCCAATATTCACCCTACCGCCTGTTATTGTGCCGTAAGAGGAAACTGGACAATCGAGCACAGACTTTGCCCTGTTCATGGACTGATTAAGTAAATCCTGCGTGTGAGTAAGCCACAATGTTTTCACACCAATTCTCGATATGATTTCGAGAGCCGTTTGTGTCTTTCCCGCCCCACACGGCATTACGATAACACCGTTTTTAGCAAACAACGCTTTTTCAACAGCATCATTTTGGTATCGATACAAATTGATACTTGAATTGTATTTAAAAGGCCGCGGACTTTTTATTAAACTGCAAAACCTTTCGCCTTTATACTTCCTCATTAAAACCGAAACGCACCCAAAAGGCAATAACAGCGACCTTCCATCTCTCTCATACAGATATATCTTTTGAGGCGTGTTTCCAAGCCACTTGCCCATCCTGAGCTTTTTCAGGTATTCTGGATTATCGATAACAAGATTTTCATTGCACCACTGCAATAATTCGGTTGTGTAGTCCGTGACAATTACCTTTTCCCCTACCTCAAATCGCATCTAAATCAATCCTTCCTGCCGACTTAAGCGCCGAATACTCGACTGTCTTAACAGCGCCTTTGTACTCTATGAAAATCAACGGTTCGGTATTTCCACATGATAGCCACTTTTCAAACGCCATTTTCTGATTTTCCTCAAGCCTGTTAAGCCTGAAAATATGGTCTTTGCATGTCTTACAATCCCCGACAACAGCTACACCATCTTTCACAATAATGATATCAAACGGTTGAGCCCCCCTTGCATCAGGAGAAATAAAGTGTACCCAATAACCGCTTTTTGAAAACATATCAACTATTTTACGCTCAAAATCCATACCAATTCGCTTATTATTCATGTTTATCCCCTCATAAAATACGATAATGGGCGACATATAGCCGCCCATTACCATAACAACTATAGATTAATCGAATTCAGGCAGGTCATCCTCTGCAGAAACCTTCATAAAACCACCTTCATCGACTTCTCTTCCAGACGCATCTTTCCACGGCGGTAAATCTTTCTGTTTTTCGGCTCTGATGAACGAGCTGACACGTGCCACCGTATCACCATTGTACTCTTCATGCTTTACTCTGCACGCACCCACCTTACCAATCCACGAAAGCATATTGAAATCGCCTTCACCAATCTCCTTGAAACTATCGAAAAACTGCGTAAGATTACGGTTCGTGATTTCAGGATGAGCATCAAGAAATACGATGTAATGATACAGCACTTGCGAATACCCACTCACCTCAAGCTGCAGAACAATCATATCGTTCCCTTTTGCTGATACCGCCTTATCAGCCGCTTTAATCCTCACTCTGTGAATGCCTTCAGGAATAGGCTGAAACTTTGTTTCCTCGCGTTTAAACTCCCATGCCATATTACTCTTCCTCCTTCTTTTCTTCTTCTTTCCAGACTGTTACAAGCATCGTTTTATCGCCATGTCTCAGGCATAACTCTACAAGCTGTGAGGCCTCGTAGAAATTGACAAACTTGATACGCACCCTATGCGTATAATCATATTCGTTATCTTTCTGGCTGAACTCTACCACATACATATTGCATCCTCCTTTTTATGTGAACTTTACAAAATCCTCTGCCTTGCAAGCCTTCCTGTTATCAATCTGATTTTTAGCATAGATATTCTGTGTAGCCTCGAGTAGAATACCATGCTGTCCATCCTTGTTTACAAAAATCTTCCCCACGACATCACACAGGCCACAGATATTGTCCACGATTTTAGCAGAACATTTCGGGTACAATCTACTATACTGCGAACCATCTGGGGCTGTAAATTGTTCTACCGTTTCCCAAGCCGTCCAGACAATATTTACGCCGAGACTTTTCATGTACCGTAGACTGTTTACCAACTTGAACTGCATATACTGATAATCTGCCATTGCCGGCACACCTTTATTCTTTCCCTTTGCACCAAGGTCTGACAGGATACACCTCTCAAGCTCTGAAATGTTATCCACCGCAATAGTCCTGATATTCGCCGCTTCAAGCTGTCCACTTTTCTTCATTTCACCGAGCTCGGACATAAGCCTTGTCCATGCATCAAAAGTATTGATGTTATCCACCTGTTCGATGAAAATCCGGCTTGTGTCCTTGACAATCTCCTTCTTTGCGAGAGTCTTTGTGATTGTCCTGTCCACATCAAGAACAAGCGTGTTTCCCTCACTCGACTCAGCGATAAGTCCGATTGCCGTACTCTTACCAACGCCTGGAGGACAATACAGTAAAGCAGTATAATGATTATCGCTTATTACTGCATCATCAAACTTCCTAATCTCCATCACATCGCCTCCTTCCTTGTAAATCCAATGCACTCTTCATCAGGATTATAGTGTAGACATATCGGAGCGTAATCACACATGCGTCCCCAATGCTTACAGAATGTGGTATTCCGATAATAATGGTCAGACCTCATCTCTACCGCCATCTTCTCAACAGCATCCAGAAACTCCATCACCTCATCATCCGTTCGGCTTATCAGCATTACTCTTATTTTAGTCTCAGTATCCTCATCATACCAAGCGACCATTCTGCTGAAGAACTCTTCATCGGACTCATTCTTCTTTTGCCTGATTGTCGGCCTCTTACATACCGTGTAGTAAATTTCTCTTGCTCCAGTCATGAGCATATACGCAAGCATCTGTTCATCCCATTGAAGGCTGTATTCATACTCTTCCGTAATGTCAGCACTCGTTGTCTTATGCTCTACTATCCGACCGTCATCAGCTATTCCATCAAGTCTACCAATCAAGGTATCTCCACTCATCAGGTTATACGAGCTCCACTCTTCGCAAGCCCTTACATTAAATTTAGGGTAAATGTACTTTCGATAAGCCGTTACCATAGCAAGCTCTTTAGAATACTGCCCGTCATAGAGCGAGAGGTCTCCATCGTTGCTGTAAAGCTCTTCAATCAAGTCATGGTACTTCAGTCCCGTCTGTAAGGCGTCTGCCGTCTTTACGGGCTCTAAACCTTCCACATACTTTAATTCGTATGCCCTCCTGCAAGCCTTGAACAACTTAATCCTGCTTATGCTCAGTTTCATCTTTCTTCCAACCTTTACTAAGCTCGTCTTCATCTGCTGTCACAAGCCAAACGAACATGTCTCGCAAGATGTCATCAAATAGTTTCAGACTTGTCCCCTTGAGCTCCCCTCTAATCTGTCTTACGCCCATCACAAGATCGCTTGAAATAATAGCAATATTTCCTTTTACTGCAACGAATACCCCGTTTTCATCGACTTCAATTTTCAGCATCGTGTTCCTCCTCTCCAATGACGAGCTCAATCTTCGCCACTGTTACTCTGCTCGGAGTCTGCGTTTCGTTTTCTACGGAATTGATTGTCTGGAGCGTGACTCCGCATCTTTCCGCAAGCTCT